ACGACGCAACATACGCGAAACCGAGATCACCCGGGTAATCTATCGCCTGATCCTCGGGCGTGTAGCGGCGTTCGCGGGCGCGCTCCAGGTCGATCAGTTCGCTCTCGTAGCTGATGGCGATGGTGGCGGTGTCTTCGCCGTCCTCGATGGCCGGGACATCGAGGCGACCCTCGAACTGTAGCACCGGGTCCGCCACGACCGAGCCGCCGGAGAAGAACGCGAGATAGACGCGGCCGGTCTTGCCCGAGCGCGCGTCACCAAGCGCAGCGGCGAGCAGATCAGATGGCACGCCCGATAACGTCACCGTCAGGCCCGAGGCACGGATCTCGTTCGTCTCATCGATAGCGGAGATGCCGAGTAGCGTGCCGACGCCGGACCAGGTCTTGCTGTCCCAGGACAGGTTCCCGATGCCGCTCCAGAGCCGCACCCAGCCCGAGGCGAACTCGCCCTCGAACAGGATGCCAACTTCGACGGACGCGGCCTGTAGCTGCGTGATGACGGATGCGGTGAGGTCGCGGGACATCAGATCGCCTCGACCGCCGCGAATGTGATGCCGTAGACCGTGGCTTCGTTCACGTTCCACTCGCTGTCATTCGACGCGAGGCGGAACAGTCCAACGGTGTTTGACGTAACGACCACCGCGTTGTCCGCAGGGCTCTCGCGCAGCCTCGGCCAGATATCGAGCGTCATGGCCCCCGCAGCAGCGGTGGCATCGGCCAGCACCTTGTAAAGCCGCGCGCCGCCGCCCGTGCCGATCTGGAAATAGTCGCCACGCTTGGCGGTCGCTCCCGCCGAAAATCCGTCAATGGTCAACGCTTCGCCAGTCTGCCCCGCGCCGTTCACCAGCGGTGTCCCGGCCCATGTTCCGCGCGGCGATGTCGCTGCCGGGTCGCCGAGCAGGAACGTGCCGAACCGCCCCTTCATCGACATCAGAAATCCGATCCATTCTTCTGCGTCGGCGCGCTTCATCGGCGGAAGCGTTACATCCGCCTCCCACCATGCGCCCTGGTGACGAACCAGCTGCTGCTGGCCGGTGAATGGGCTGACGCTCGCGCCCACAACATTGCGCGCGCGGATCGAGATTGACCGAATGCCGGTGGTTGGGATCGAGAGTGGATAGGTGATCGCCATGCTCAGGTTCCCATTGCCGAAGCGAACGAGCCGCCGCGCATGCGTGCGTCTGCCACCGCATCGACGGTCTGCCGTTTGATGGCTGGCATCAGCGCGGCGATCTCGGCGCGGACGGTTTGGGCGACGCCGGTTGAGATGTTGATGGTCTGATTGACCGTCACTCCACCGCCCATCGACGCGCCGTTTGGCACAACGGTGCCGTTGCCCGCCGGCACGAACACCTCCGGCCCTTCCTCGCCGACAATGATCGGGCGTCCGCCCGTCACCGTGCCACCGTCGGCAAAGCCGGGAAGGCCAAGATCGGTCGGCGACATCGCCCAGCTTGGCGTCGCAGCTGGGCCAAACAGGCCGCCGAGGAAGCTTGAGGCCAGGCCAGCAAGTGGCGTCGTGACGGTCTGGCGCAGCACCAGGCGCGCGAGATCCTGCGCGATGCCACCCAGCACGCTGCGGAAGCCCTGCCCCTTCACGATGGCGTCCTCAAATGCGCTTTCAAACGTCAAGCCAAGGTCGCGCGCAATGTCGCGCGTGCCGCTTGTGGTTTGGTTCAGCCTATTCCACGCCTGGTCCGCCGCCGCAGCGTATTCCTCATGCGTCAGGCGACCGGTCATCAGCAGTTCGTTGAGCCGCTCGAGTTCTTCGGCATATGCCACCGTCGGATCAAGCTGCGCGCGAATGCGGCGCGCTTGCTCGTCCAGCGCCTGAGCGTGGCGATCAACCGAGACCTTGGCCTTGTCCAGTTCGTCGGCGGCGCGATTGACGAGCGCGGTGTATCGCTCCTGGTCGATGCTGCCCGCCTGGAGCGCGAGGCCGAGATAGGTCAAGCGGCTTTCGTATTCGCGCGTCGCGCGTGCGGCGGGGTCGAGGCCTTCGATCACAGACTGGATTGTGGCTTGCGTCGCGATCTCGGTTGCGCGCGCCTCTTCCTCGGCTTTGCGTGCGGCTTCTTCGCGAAGCTGGATCAACTCAGCGATGCCTTGGCCGGTCGCGTTGTAGGCGTCGTCGGAGTACAGCAAAGCCACCGCATTGGCTTGCTCGGCCCTTGTCAGTTCCTCCAGCTTCTTCGTCAGCTCGGCGATCTTTTGAGCGGCGCGGCCCGCCGCCACCGCCGATCCTTCCAGCCCGACCCCGAGGTCGCCCATCATTCCGCCGCCGCTTGTCTGCGTCGGCATGCCAGCCTGAAGTTGCTGGATCTCACGTTGCAGGTTCGCAATCTCAAGCCCTGCCGTGAGGCGCGGTGTCGGCGCGGTGATCTTCGCCGTCTCTTTGTTCAGCCGCTCGATCTCGTCCGTCATGTCGGAGATGGCGTTGCGCGTTTCTTTCGCCGCATCTCCCGCTTCGTACAGCTTATAGGCAATGGCTCCGATGCCGAGCGCTGCACCGGCAATCGCCCCGCCGGTTCCGAACATCGTCAGGAATTGAGAGCCCTGCTGCACGAATGCAGTCATGGCCGAGCCACCAGCGGCGACCTGAGACGCAAAGTCGCCGACCTGATATCCGGCTTGTTGCGCCACTCGCCCGACCTGCGCGCCCATGCGGGCGGCAGTGCCCTCTGTGTCTCGCAGCCGCTTGTTGACTTGGTCGAATGCGGGCGCGGTTTTGTCCTGGGCCTCAAGTTGTAATTGAAGCGGCGGAACAGCCATCACCTTTTCTCCCGCCGGATGCGCTCGTAAGCGATCCAGCCGCGATACTCATCGACCGTCATCGACAGAACGTCGGCGACGCGCATATGGAGCCGATCCGCGAGGCTGTAGAGCGACAGTTCCTCGGGATCGGCCCTCAGTTTCCCTCGCGCTCCTCGACCGTCGCCACGCGCGAGATTTCCGCCGCCATCCACTGCACAATCGACGCCGGACACCGACGCATGAGCGTATCTCGGTCCTCAAGCGTGAAGACCGCCTCGCCCTTCTCGTCGCGCGCCTTCATGATGATTGCGCCGATGAGGTAGCTGTGCGGATCGTCCTTGTAGCGGCGGGACAACTCGCGCTGCTCCGCCACCGTCATCGGTGAGACGTAGATCGCATAGGGCTTTCCGTCGGGCTGCGAGACCTCGGGAACCTCGATCCGGCGCGCGCCGATATCGTTGGCGCGCGCCACCAGTGCTTCGATCAGCCGCATGATCAGTTCGTCTTCGTCAGGGTGCCGGTGCCCTGGAAGCTGTACGTCGCCTCGACCATGCCGTCGAAGCTGGCCGTGTGCGAGCAACCCGTGACGACCACGACGCCGCTATAGGTCGTCGCCGCCGTCGCGGTGCCTTCGGGAAGCAACGTCACCGTCGCCGTTCCGGCGTTGGTGCCGAGCGGCGCGAGCGCCATCTGAGCGTTCGCATCGGTCTCGTCCCAGTAGCACGTCAGCTGGCCCGACCAAGACTTCATGCCGGTGGTGTAGGTGCGGAACGTGTCGCCCATCGTGCTGTCCTCGATGGTGTCCTGCGTGATGTCGAGCGACCACGAACGGAGTTCGGCCACCGCGCTGGTGCCGACCCGAACGAGGCCTTCCTGGCCGCGATGGTTTGCCATTTCGTCGTCTCCTTACGATGTCGTCGTGGGGTTGTTCTCCGCCGTGCGGTAGGTCACGGCGAACGTGAGGCGGACGACGCCGAGCGGTTGGTCGCCGCCGTCCACGATATCGATGTCAGTGCTGGTCAGCGTGCAATCGCGCGCCGCGCCGCTCAATTGCGATCCGCCAATGGCGGCCTCGACCTCGGCGGCGATATCGTCAAGGGTCTCGTCAACATCGGCCACGGCGCGCGCCATGCCCTCAACGATGATGTCGCAGCGGCGGACCAGCTTGGTCGGCACGCCCATGACGATCTCTCGCTCGCTCGTCTCGCCGCGCGCGTAGACCAATAGCGCGGGCAGCAGATGCGCGGCGATCGGATAGACCCGAGACCGATAGACGCGCGCGCCGGTCGTCGCGAGGCCGGTAAGCGCCGTCACCATCGCATCGCGGATTGCCTCGCGCTGGTGCGGCATCAGGGCTTCTCCAGCAGCAGCGTCGTGACGCCCGTGCCGTCAGCCTGGACGACGCGGATCGTGTAGGTGGTCGAGCCGATACGCAGCGCATCGCCTTCGCGCGTGCCTGTCGGCAGATCAGCGGTGGCGACCATAAAGCGCGGCTGCGACACCGCGAACGGGATGCCGCCGCGCGGGTCAACAGCCTCGTATTCGTCGTCGTAGATCCCGGCGACCTTCGTGCCGACCGTCTGGCCGGCGCGCGTGACGCGAGCGGCAACACCGAAAATATCGATGTCCATCAGCGCCGCGATGTCGCCTTGGATGTTCATTTCACGGGCTCCAGCTTGCCGATGTGCTCGAGGTAATTCAGCACCAGTTCCGCCACCTTCTCAGGCCGCGCGAGCGCCTGGCACGCAGCAGCCTTTGTCGTCGTGTCGCGCGCGCAAAACGAATAGTTCGGCGGATGCACGCGGTGGCATGGATAGCACCCGAGCGCCAGCGGTTCTGCACTCGCGGTGTTGACCCAGTGCTTCGTCAGGTTCTCGACGCTGCTATGCGACAGCGTCACAACCTTCAGCATCAACTCGAATGCCACCGCATTGGCGATAAGGCTCTCGGTGGCGACGACAGCATCGGCCTGTAGCGCGTATGCCAACGCATGCCTTACGGGCCACTCCATGCCCGCGTAGATGCCGTAGGGCTCGACGCCCAGCACGCTCTCATCGCGGATATCCCCGAGCGCTACCGAGTAGACCTTACGCGCGGCGAGAAGCTCCATCAACCGTTGCGTGTAGGGCCAATACTTAACCGGCCCGCTGCCCGCAGGATTGATGACGACGACCGGCCCCGGCAGCTCTGCGCGGATGCGCTTGGCCCATGCTTCCTCGGCGGCGCTGGGATAGTAGCGCTGACGAAAATTGGACGGCGGCAGATCGGCGTAGGCGTGGACGGTCTCAAGATAGTTCGCGTTCATCAGCCGATGACGAACGGTCTGCGGCAGGAAGAACTCGTAGCTGGTTTCGTGTGGCAGCAGCCGGTTCTCGACGCTGCCGATCAGGTTGATGAATTTTGTATGCCGCTTGGCCTGATGACACCAGAACGCCACCGCCTCCTCGTTCGGGATCACGGTGTCGCTGAAGACCACCAGGTCATCGATGTTTGGGTCGTGCTTCAGCACCGCGCCGCCGGTTGGTCCGACGTAGCAGGTGACATGATAGCCCTGCTCCTTGTAGTTCGCGCAGACGCTCGACGCCCAGAGCGCATCGCCGTGCCCGCCTACGCGCACGATGCCGACGCTCTTCTCGGGCTTCGGCTCGCTGGCCTTGTCGATCTGGCCGACGCTTGGTTTCTCGCGGCGGTAGACCTGGAGGAAGGAATACTCATCGTCCTGGTCGCGCGTCTCATTAACAAGCAACGTCCAGTCCGGCGCGATCTCGCGCATGGCCGCGACGATGTCCTCGGGCGCGAAATCGTGCTTGTGATCAGGGTTTGCGCCGGGCTGTCCGATGCGCGGATACAGATCGCGGTGCGGCAGATAGAGCGTGAGATGGCCGCCAGGGGCCAGCAGACGCCACCATTCGCGCAACGCTGCGCGATGGTCCTCGATGTGTTCAAGCGTGTGCGACGAAAACACCGTGTCGAACGACTGGTCCGCGAACATCGCCAGCCTGGATGCATCGCTGATCGCGATGTCAGGCCGCATGCGGATGCCGAAAAGTTTGGTGTCCGTCAGGTTATCGACGCCGATCAGATGCGGCCAGACCTTGCGTGGCCCGCACCCGATGTCGAGGCCGCGATTGCAGTACCGCAGCACCTCATATTTGACCTTGCTCGCCTCGTCCCCGTTGCTCGTTTCAAGACGCCAGACCATCAGTCCTCCAGGGTTGAAGAAAACGCCGCGCGCCGATCTCTCGACGCGCGGCGCTAGTCATACTTGGATCAGGTCAGCTGATCCAGCATCACCGCGAAGGCACCCGGCTGGCGGACGCCGAAGTCGGCGAACTGGTTGAGCGTGATCTTCACCTGTCCGGTGTCGGACTTCGTGTACGGATCGACCACGATGTCCGGCGCACCGAACAGGCCCAGGACGCCCATCGACCAGTCGGACGAGAAGAATGTCGCCGAGCAGACGGTGGTGCTGGTGCCCTTGGTGAGGTTCGACGGGACGTTGTTGGTCACCGCGACCCGGTAGCCGTTGACCGGCTGCGCGCCGTTGTCCCAGATGAACGGCAGGTTAGTGCCGCGCTGCACCTGCTTCGCGCGGCCACGGACCTTGGTGTTGGTCAGATAGCCGGCGAGCCGATCCGGTTCGGCGTTGGCGTTCGCCACCGCGCTCTCCAGATCAACGAAGTGCGGCCACGCGACGGTCGCGCCGTTGGCGCCAGCGGCGACGGTCGAGATCGCCGTGGTGTTCCGAAGGCCGAGGATGTTCGGCGCGGTGCCGTTGCCGTTGATCGCCTGGTTCTCCAGCAGGATCGCAGCGCCCATGAGCAGATCGTCGCGGATCATCGGCTCCAGAGCCATCGAGGACTGGATGATGGCCTGTTTGGAGACCTCGACATACGCGCCGATGCGCTTCGGCGAGAGCGTCAGCTTGGCGATGTTCGGGTTGGTCTCAGCCGCCGACCCGATTTCCGTCAGCATGCCGAGCGTCGAGGCGACCGACTTGCGCGGGATGTCGATATTGGCGGTCAGGCCCGGCAGAATGCGGACGCCGAGACCGGCCATCACCATCGCGTTACGCAGCGCATCGACGTAGAGATCGCCACGCAGGTCGGTGGCGACGAGGTTGCCCGCCTCCGTCGAGGTGCCGACGTTGAAGTCGCGGCGGTAGATGTCGAGCGGGATGTAGAAGCCCTCGGGCGCGCGGCCCATGATCTTCGCCACCGCTTCGCTCGCCTCGCGCTCCAGGCCCGCATCGGACCAGTCGCCGAGAACCGCCGCGCGCAGAGCGCGCCCGAGGCTGTAGCGCCGCGC